AGTGGGTCGTATCCTCCGGAACATACAGCGATTTTCATAGCGTCACATCCTCCATGCCAGCAGTTCTAAGCCTGGTGATGTGTCCCAGCATCCAACTCTTGCTGTCCAGTCCTTTCATGATTCCCAACCAACGATTGCGCAACAGTGCTACTTCGTTGATGATAGTTTCATAGTCAATGACTTCATCTTCACCATCCACATACTTTTCTGCGTCTCTACTACTTAATGCGCGAGCATAGCCCTCGAGATATTTTTGGAAATGGCGCCGGCGTATTTTGCGCAGTTGGATATTGAGATAATTTAGTACTGCTTCTACTTCCTGCAGTTGATTGAATCTATGCTCGGTGATACCTGGTAGATCTTTGACATTACGCTCTACCAGGCCACCTATGCCGACTTCGCGCTTGGCTTCCAACAGTTCAGATTCATAGTAGGCAATAAAATCTGGTATTGCACCTATGTCTGCTACTACTCGGCTGTACCAACTCATTTACCAGCGCTCGTCTTCTTCCTCATACTCTTCCTCTTCTTCCTCTTCTTCAAGGTGCTCTTCAGCATACTGCTTGACAGCACGTTTGATATCGGAGTCTCCGCGGAAAGCATCGCGGATGTCGTCAATCTCATAGTTGTTTTCAAACAATGTTGCTACCACTGCTTCGGCAGCATCACGGCGATCCACGGGATTGATACTGGGCTTGACGTTGTCCCAGATTTCGGCTATGATATCTAAGCTCATTGAGTTTCAGGTTCCTTTTTCTTGCGTTTGATCAACGGCTCGGGATCTACAGATGTAGTATCTTGGATCTCCTGTGACACTGGTTCAGTGACTGGTGTTTCTTGTACCGTTGACTTCTTACTTATAGGCAAGGCAGAAAAATCTCTCATAACTTGGTCCAAGCAACCTGCTTCGTTGCTTTCCCAGGCTCTGCGGAACTGTTTGATAATTTCGCCATCCGTTGTAGTGTAAGCCAGCCTGTTGCCGTCCTTGACCAACATTTCCTGTTTTTCAAACAAGTCTACCAGACCCGAATAAGGATTCATACCTGTTTCATATGGAATTTTGACCTGCACTGATTCAAAAGGCTTGGCATAGCGTGTTTTCATTACCTTGCAAGCAGCACGAATACCCAGCACTTCAGAAACCTTGTTGCCATCCTCGTCTTCTTTGAGTTTGAGTTTTTTCATGGCTACCACGATGGATGAAGCATAGATAAAACCTTGGCCGCCGGAGATCTTGTCATCGGGGTCAAACATATCCTGGCTGGCATATGTATGGTTGGTGGCTACCAAGCCCACGTTGTGACTTCCAAACATATTGACACAGTTACGCACCAGTGCTGTGAGTGCCTTGGGCTTGCGTCCTAAATCGCCTTTTAAGTCACCGGCTTCAAACTGGTTAACATCCGTGGGCGTGAGCAACATACCCAGCGAGTCAATAACAAACAAAACCTTTGGCTTGTCATCGCCGGGCAGCGTTTTATAATCTGCCATGAAACTGGTAATGGTTTTGGCCACGTCGTCGATCATGGCCATGTTCAACTTCAATAATTTAGATTCGTCTGTGTCTACGCCCAGGGCCTTGAGCCAGTCTTCATCTAACGCATTTTCTGTGTCTACCAACACTACAAAAATGCCCTGTTGTTGTGCGTGGCGTACCAAGTTGCCACTACAGATATAACTTTTACCTGCGCCCGACTCACCGGCAAACACAGTGACCTTGCCCAAGGGTATGCCTTTGTGGAAATCGCCAGATACCAGATAGTTCAGCGCAAAGTTTCCTGTGCTGATCCAGTCCGTGGGATCATTGAAGCCAATACTGAGTCCTTCAATGCTTTTGGTAATTTCCTTGCGGAACTTGCTGATATCAAAGGGCTTGCCCATTATTCGTCCCTCGTCATTTCTGTGGCTTCATTGATCAGCGCGATCAATTGCTCTTGAGTATTGCAAAGTATTTTTACACTACGCCAATCTTCTTCGGAGTTGCGTCCGGAGATTTCAAACATAAAGCCGTTGTCATACATCTGCACAGTAAAACTGTCAGATACTTTTGCCAATTTGTCGGAGATTTTAGAGATAGATTTTTTTGCCATTTTGTTGGTCCTTGTTGGTAAAGGTGCAGGGGTACAGTACTAGTATACTGTGACCCCTGCTATCAGTCAAGAGTTTTGATTACTGCTTTTGCTGACGTGCGCGGATCATAGCCAGGATGTCCTGGGCATTTGAACCAGATGCCTGCGCGGGTTTGGCCACTGGCGTCGAAGCAGCGTCTTCATCTTCATCAAAAGATGATGCTGCCTTGGCCGGGGCCGGGGTAGAAGTGGTGCTTGCTTCTTCTGAGGCTGTGGGCGCCGGGGAACCAGCCGGAGCCGCCATGCCACCAGGGCGAAAGTAAGCACCCCAACGGTCGGGATCATAAGGTTTGCCATCAACGCTGGCCTCAAACATATCCTTCATTACCTTCAACTCTACATCGGTTGGCTTCTTCGGTAAGAAACTGGAGAGGTCAAACAAACCGAATTTCTCAATCGCTGTGAGTTCGGCCTGCGTCAGTGACGTTTCCTTACGTGCCCATTTACTGGTGCTGTAATCTGCGTAACCGCCCTTGCTGGTCTTGGAAACACGGAAATCCAAGCCACGCTCGTAGTCGGTTGGCAGTTCTTCGATCTCGGGATCCATCAAGCTCGCTTTGATGATAGTAAAGATCTGCGGGCTGATGATGAAACGCCGGATGGGGTTTTCTGGAAGTTTGTCTTCTGCGAGTTCTGACTCGCGTACAAAGCCTTGGAAGATGTAACTGCGTTTCTTCCAGTACTTACGACCCATTTCTTCCAGGCTAGGGTCTTTGAACCATCCACGTACTTCTGCGAGGATTGGGCAAGAGTCGCCCCACATCTCCACGCAAGGTACTTGGACCACTGTGGGTTTAGAATCCATTTCTCCTTTGACGCCGGCGAAAGGCAATTTGATCATTGCTCGTTCGATCCAGAAGAATGTGTTCTTGGAGTTTGCGTCTGGGAGGAATCTGAGGACTGCGGATTTGCCTTCCTCTAAGTTCCAGTGTGCGTAAATCGAATTGTCACCGCCACCGGATTGAGAACCTTGTGAACGATTCTCTTGCGCCTGCAGTTTGGCGCGAATTTCTGCCATTGATGTTGCCATTGTAGGTTTGTCCTTTCGTTGCCTAAGTTGGTCTATGTTTATGCCTAGATACACAAGCATTCTGCAAGTGTAACAATATTATTTAGTCAGGTCAATGACAAAGTGTATTTTTTTGGTAGTTTTTTTGCCAGATTAGGCAGAAGCGACTTTACGTCTTTTGGTGGGGCTGCGTTTATTTTCTAACACTGCTAGTTTGACTTCTTGCTCGTGTACTTCTTCGTGGACCGTGGTCAGTTCTCTTTTGATATCCGAGACGTCCTGCTCAATGTTGATGACTTTTTCGTGCAGTATGCCTAGGATTTGATTTTGAGCTTCGTGCTCTTTGGTCACGTAGTCCATGTTCTTATTCACCTGGTTGAACCAGTGCTTGAGCTGCCACCAGATGCCACCAAGGGTAAAGAAAAATATCAACAACCACCAGTCGCGGATAAGGGTATCCGCGAGAGTTACAAAATCTGTCATAACGGTTCACTTTCGATGCAGCACGATTATGACTCGATCATGCCAGCATGGGTTCTATTTTATTTACCTGCCTGATTATATTTAAGGCTTAAAGCCAACAGAATTTGGCGGAACTTGGCGTTGTGTCACGCCCGAAAGTTCTCGTTGCACCGCTGCGGGATCCGGTTGGGCGTCGGGTTCACGAACCACACTCTTGATCTTGGGTGCGCCACCTCTGGCATCGATCTGTTGTGTGTTGGTTAGTTTTTGCGAGATTCTGGCCACTGATTCATGATCAGCGCCTTGATTCTGCATCCACTGTAGGACGATGGGTCTTGCATCTGCTTCGGGATCAGATTCGGCGGCATCGCTCAACATATCAAACAGCACATCATCGCCTAGTAAGTCATACAGCTTGCCTGTGGCATTTTGTGCATTGGCGCCTAGTTTCAATGGTTGGCTCATGATTTCGATCAGTTGATCTTCGGCTGCTTTGTCTTTGGGCAAGGACCAAGTGCCTTCTAGCAAACTATCGGCCCATGTTTCAAACTGGTCTGCCTCGGCCATGGTGCCCAGTATGGGTGCTACTTCTGCTACCATTTCTTGATTGGGTGCCTTGCAAAACAGTTCCTTGATGGCCTGTACCGTGCTTTCGGCTACAGCAACATCTGCCGACGAGTCAAAATCGCTCACATGGCTTTGGTAACCTCGGCGGCCTGCTATGCTCTTTAAACGTTTTCTTTGCTGTTGATAATGACGGCGTGCGGCTTCTACCAATTCTATCTGTGGCGTGTTGGCCCAGTTGCCAGCAGAAACCCTGCGAAGAAAATTACCCATGACCGCACACTCTTTCACCATCTTGGTAATATTCTGGCCCACTGGATCCCAAGGATTACCGCCTTCTGCGCAGTGGCGTGCCATGGCACGACCGCCCACTAGACTGGTAAAGGGCAGTTTGAATCTCTGTTCATCTTCGGTTTCGATAAAAAGTTCTTGTATGTGTCTAAATCTAGCATCACCTTCATTGATGTCACGGTTGTGTCGGATTCTTAGTTTGGTCTTCTGTGGCCCAGTGGTACGGCTGATGTGTTTGCTACCCCAATAGCGTCCTTCTGCCAGGTTAGCAGACTCTGCACGTTTCAAACGATATGGCAGTTGGCTGGCATCTGATATTTTGAAGTCTGGGCTTTTGCGTCTTGCAAAGTTGCGTAATTCTTGCAAGAAACCAAACCAAGC